TTAATGTATAAGGGTATCAATGGAATTACAATGGCATCTACAACAAAGAGGGACCTCTATTTTTCAACTGCAAATCTTCAGTTTGATATGCATGCCAACTTCATCACACCCAATACGAAGATAACAGTTGATGTCTTCCCTAATTTCTTCTTTTGCACGATGAACCTGGTGAATTCAACACAGTTCTTTCCTATCAGTACAATGGTTCAATATGGGCAGAATATTATGTTAAATACAACAAATGTCAGCTATATGGTCGCAAATGGATTTACACCAGGATATTCAAATTATTTCCAGGTTCCTCTGCGGATGAATATGGCGGGTGCCGATCTCTATGGAAATAATCTGAACCCATATGTTCTTGTGCATCGTGTTGAGAGTTGTCTGTCTTCAAATCTTTCAGGAGGCTTCTCAAATTCAAATGTATCGGTGTATATGGCATCTACGAATTCCATCTTCGTGACAATGATTAATAACTTAGGGAAAAATTGAAAAGCTAGCAATAGCAATAGAAATAGCAACAAGCAAGAATGACATATTCAATTGCAATCTATCTCCGCCTTTTCTTCGACCCGTGGTCTGGGGAGGCAGTTCTCTGCGGCCGCGATAAGTACAAGGAGCCAGTTGAGAAATCTTATACTCCAGAGGAGTTTAAGATTCCCCAACAGTATCGAAAGTATCTGAGAGTTCAATCCGATATCATGGAAAGCTACACTGAGATCTTCAGGTCTGAACGTAATTACGTTGTGAGTGCATCGTCTTTTCTCTACTACTATCCGCCATGGGATACAGTCAAGAAGACAGATATCTCATGGACCGAGGAAGATCATAAGAATCTCTATGCTTTTCTGAAGTGGTGCTCCTCTAGATGCGATGGATTCTACGTGAAAATCTACACTATGAGTAAGGATGTCAGCCCTCTCGCAGACAACTACAGAGTATGATACACTCACACTCAATACAATTCTTGTAAAAGGGACATCAAATACAATTGTACCACCATTCCATAGTCTCATCTCAGATGGACAAGGAGGCGCCTATTGGAGCACGATTCGTGAAGGAACCTATGCAGATGGCTTCAAAGGTTTCAGTACATCAGCTGCAAGCTATATACCGGACAAAATATCGAACAAACTTATTTTACGTGTTGGCGGCGGCTTAGGATATGCTCTAGGACCAACCTCTGTAAATTTATATGCAGAAGCATTTCAAACAATGACTATTCCAGGGCTCAGTTCAATCTCAACTCTCTCCACTGTCTATTTTTCAACGGTTGGAAATGCACAGATGTTTATCAGTAACAATACACTGAACTACCAGATTCTCGATACTGCAATTAAGGTAAATTCTAATAGTATCAAACTTAACTCCACGACGAACTTTATTGGCATCAATGGTATCTATCTCTCTACACAAAAAGACAATATAATTGGTATCCAAATGCCCTTTTTTACTTCAACTTCCTTTTCTTCCATGAAGAGTGAAGGTCCTTATTTAGAAAGTAACCTCTTTAATACTCTTCTACCCACCTATGTTCCTAGAATTCCATATTATAGTTCATTCATTACACAACTCTCTTCACAGCTCTTTGAATCAACACTCAACTATATGAGTATAAATAGAGCCCTTTCAACAATTATATATAATCAACTCTCTTCATCAACATTCAGTCTAGAACAATCTAATTTTTTGAATTTTAGCAGCAGAATCTCATCATTCTATCCACAAAGTCTCCAAAACTATTCAACACTCTTTTCAACTTTCTACAGAAGCACAGGAATCGAGACACTAATTGTTGATAGTTTTGCATCAGAAAACTTTAAAATAATAAATGCGGATGCAGTCTCTACCGCAAGTACAACGATTTCTCTTTTTAACTCACGGGCAAAGGGCATTGATGGTAGAAGCACAGTTATAGGCTTAGAAAAGAGACTTATACAAGTCTCCACAAATTTATATTACTATCAAGTGACAAACAATAGTACATTTGCAGAAACACAAACAAATTTCTGGTTAGCCAGCACTGTAAGCACTGTGAATCGAGTAAATCTCTGGCAGACAGTTCCATTTACAATCTATACAGATCCTGCTCCTGCAAAGGGATTCGGCTATGATACACTCTTATCCACGTGCGAACTACAACTATCGTCACTTATAACAAAAGTCGATTCAAATTCACAGATTTTCATCGACTATGCCGCAAATTACAAATTCCTCGATTTTCACCCATATCTCCGTGATACCTTTACAAGCTATACGCAATTTACATGTACAGCAGGGACGAATACAACACTTGCTCCAGCGTCTGGCGCAGCGGCAAGTTTCCAAGCAACGTTTGCGGGCGCCGCGGCATCCGCCACTACCTCACAATTTACAGTGTATCCTATCCAATTCAATGTTACACTTGCTCTGCAAACATTCATAATTACAGATGGAACATCTATAATTCTCCAACAGGCGTCAGGGCCTACATTCCAAAGCACCTATTCAAAAAATATCTATACATACAATGCAGGCGATATCGTGCAAATTAAGATTCTCGACTCGGATAAAAACTATACGCTCTATCTCAATAACAAATTCCTCGAGTATGGCCAGTATTATACAACAAACGGAACAACTACGCAGTTTAAACTGGCGTCTCCAACAGGATCATGGACTCTCTCTATCCAGAGTGGCCAGACAACACCAAATATACTTTCAGCTAATATCTTTCCAACATTTACAACATTGCGGACTGAGAAGAGCACTGTTCCTAGTGCATATTTTGAAGATTACATGACAGCTTTTATGGATATTCCAAGTAATATGTATTCACTAGAATCGTATAGTAAATCTCTTCGCATAAAACTCGATACAAATTACTATTTGAGTAATTATTCTACACCTTATATATTCAATCACTATCACTCAAATATTATGTTTATAAATAATGATCTCGCACAAAAGAATCCTCAAGGAGGCATTGTATCCCCCAGCTACTTCACACAGAACTGTGCAGGCTTATCGATGACGGAATCACGATGGACAAATCTCATGTCTTCGAATCTGGGCGTAAAAGTATTTGTCTATAATGCGCTTGTCGCGAGACAAACTTAATTTATCTAAATAACGTCGTGACTTAATTTTAAGGAAGTCACTACTTCCTTAAAATTAATGTCATACGACTAATTGTTGGTACAATAAATTTAAGGAAAACTCAAAGAGTTTTCCTTAAATTTAAGTACCAACTGTAGATGGCATCCAGTCGGAAAACACTGGAAGTAGATGTTATAACCCTGAATTCTGTAAATATACGAGGGCCGCAAAACTCCCTCATTTCTTCATCCTGTGTTCTTGTTTCAGACGGCGCAGGTGGCACGTACTGGTCGCCTCCATCACTTATTGGAGCATATCCTACATTTAATGTGATTCAGATCAATGACCAAGTTTTCACTGCAAATCCCCTCTATCCCTATTTTTCACTCCAAGCATCAAATGGTATAGGCTTTGCCGATGCAGGTCCCGGAATGAATACTGCATATATCTATGCAAAGGCATTTCAGACACTCGTGGTGCCTGGACAAACTCCAATTCAATCTTTTTCGAATTCACTTGTCACCTCAAATATAAATCTCTCTTCTATCGGTTCGCTCGCGATCAGCACAGATACCACAACAAATACAGTCTATTTCCGCGCAGGAATCAATACAATCAATGTGCTCTCCAATACTTCAACAGCCGCCTCCAATTATACTGGGGTCCCACAAGGAACTCTTCCTATCACAGCAAATGTAAGTACGCTCACATTTGCTGGTCTAGGCGATATTTATCTACAAACAGATGTTCCTTCAAATTCAATCTACGTCGGTGTAAATGGATATACTGTATCTGAGTATCTACAACTCAGTAATACTCTCTTTACACTTTCTTCATCAGTCTATTCAAACGCAAGCAGCTTTTTCATCAGCAAGCAGGATTTCTCCACTGCAATTTCAACACTTTCAACGCAGGCAGGAACAATTATCACATCGCAGATTAATCTGTATGCATTCTCGAATTATGGTGGATACTTGGCGAGTACTGTCTCCACATTCTCAACTCTATCCTATGGTTTCTACCACTCGACCATTCTTTCGACAACTGCATATACTCTTTCCTCTATTTCAACCTATACATCTGAAAGTCTCTCCTCTATTTCTACGTATTCCTATGCAATGAGCCTCTCCACGATTTCAACGGTCCAAGGTGGTCTCTTGAGTACAAACTTTTCCTATTCAACACTCGTCTTTTCGACCTATGGACAGGTCTATAGTACGCTCTCTTCCTATCAACAAGGAATCAGCACGATTCAGCTGCAGAGTACAACATCAGGTCTTCTAAGTTCAATCAATACAATGCAATTATCTACTATTATTTCCATGGGAGGATTTGTATCATCTCTCAGCACATCAATCACAAATTATTTCATGTCTGCAATTGTTCCGAAGATTTCAATTGTAAGTTCGCTCGAAACTAGAGGAATCTATAATTCTACAGTTAAATTCTACACAAATCCATATGGGAGCACATTTACAAGCACATTGTCTATTAATTTCAGCTCGGTCGTGAGCTCTATAAAGCCGAATGCAAGTGTCTATCTTGAATACAACCCTGTTCTTCTGTATCCAATGGCACTAAATAATCAAACATCACCTCAGCTGATACAGACGTATTTACAGTATGATTATAATGGAGCACGAATGCCAGTTTCACAATATGATGACTATATGAATTTCAATCAATACAATGCGGCAGTAGGTGCAAGTGACTACACGTCAAATCTCTATTCAAAGTATCTGCGTTTATCACTTGATCCTGACTATATTACAAGTAACGGCTGCAGCAGCTATACTCTTTACCATGTCCTGCCTACAGGGACAGCGAATATCTACAATTACTCAGAAACGTTTAATAGTACAGTAAATGTACGAATCTCTGCGAAAAATTCACTCTATTTGAATATATTTAACGTTAATTAGATGGCGGCAAGTGCTCGTAGATCATTTGATACAGATAATATAACTCTGCGCACCATATTTGCGCGAGGGGCGCAAAACAGACCTATTCAGAGTACCATGGCGCTTACGGCAGACGGTAATGGTGGGACACGGTGGATTCACCCTAGTTCGCTAGGTGCCTATTCCCTAAATTACATTTCCACGGATACAACTCGGATCCAGTGGGATCTTTCACAGAATAATGTATTCTATTTGAATGGTGGCCAAGGCGCAGGAATCCAGAGTACAGCAAATCGTTACCAGGCTCTTGTCTATGCAAAGGCATACCAGGCATTCAATGACAGAAACTCAGGTACAGGGATGACGGTTCTCGATTCAACAGGCTCCCTTCTCTGCTCAACACTAAATACCTCTACAACTTCATGGCAAGTCTATACAACTTTCGATTCTACAACGCAAACAATGTATTTGAATACGAATCCTATTAAGTTTTTGGCGACAAATGTTGTAAATAGTAATCAAGTAGCTACATACTCAAATGCACAAAGTGTCCAAATCGACAATGTCTATTCGACGATCCAGTTCATGGGTGTTGGAGATATCAAACTCACAACTATTACCACTCCAAAGAGAGGAATTTTTATTGGTCTCAGCACGATGACATCAGCAGGATTTCTCGATATCAGTGGCCAAGTCGCAGCTCTCCGTGCCTTTTCAACAAATGTTCCGTATAACTATCGCAGCACATTAAGTCTGGGTCCAACAAATTCTCTAGCAGGATATACAGGTCCTCTTTCACTTTCTACACCCTATATTGCAAAATTCACAAATGTCTTTACTGTGCTTCAGAATCCAGCTAATGCAGCAATAAGAGGAAATGAATCTATAACTGTTTTGAGCACAATTGGATATCCATATACAACCTGTGGTGACCGTGGAGGAATTATACCTTCAATCACATCAAATGGATATGCAATCAGTAGTGGTACATACACTGATCTATCAGGCGTTAATTATAATATAGCATTATGGGAAAATATAAATATCCCTGCAAGTCTCTATGGCGGTGATGCATATATCAGTTCTCTTCTAGTACGCTTCGATTCATTCTCAACGATTATTAATCGGAATGCAGATGCTTCAATCCAGATAAACTATACGCCAAATTTCCTCTTCCCCCCTACATCAACAATTACAGGCGCATCCTGCCTCACCCCCTTTTCCACTTTTGTCACCTGTAGGGATATACCGATCCCTGGAATATCAGTTGAGAATAGAGTCTATCCGTGTCAGCAGCCACCATTCTCTAACTTTATTGCTCTTAATCTTAATATTACTGTTCCCAAGTCGGTTATTACTGAGAACTATATGTCTTCATACAATATATGTCATTATCTTCCGAGTAGTATTGGAGGATTCTCAAATACGACAAATCTTGATGGAGGTGATTATACTATAGTACGCAGTGGTTTCATAAGTAAATATATACAGTCGCTCGATCCTGCAAATAATACTGCAAATATAAGTATTATTGGACAGTAAAACCTTCTCTTTCAGCCAGTTCCTTTGCAAACGGCTGTAGCTCACCACCAATGACCGCTGTAGGCCGATAAGGCCACGGTGACATATATACACCATTTGGCGCGGAAAATTTACGTTTCCACGCGAGATGTTTCTTATCTTCACCCATCATCCATTTCTTGAAATAGTACTGCCCTTTGCGATTTTCTGCATAATTGGCGCGAATTTCTGCAAGGCGTCTTTCTTCATCCGAAAGAGTCCAAGGGTAATCGACAAGGAATTGGTTGCAGAGTTTCTCATACCATTCAAGAATAGCTTCTTTTCTCCATAGCGTTGCCTGAAAACAGAATAGATATTCATCCAGTGCAGGATCTAGAAAATACCAGGAATCATTATACTTCTGCGAACCTGCAGGTCCAGGGCACGGCATCCAGCGGATAGAAAGAACAGTCGGATCCGCGGAAAAAATCTTGAGACTTTCCTGGATTGCAGAAAAATCTGGTATCCGTTCCAGGAGAAAATCTTCCTGCATGGGTAAAACGTAGCGCACGGAATCTGGAAGAAGTGCAAGTGCGGCCGCACGCGACTTCAAGAATCCACTATCAGACATATCAAGTGGCAATAATAGAACACCCGCAGCTGCAAGTTTTTTACAAATAGGGTGTCCAGGAACTTCTGTAGCGAGGTAGATATCCCATTTGATGCTTGGAGCATATCGTCGTATGAGCGCAATATGCAGTTCTAGAAGATAGAAATACTTAGGAGTTGTATTGATAAGATATGCAACACTCATTACAATTCTAAGAGGTCTAAACCTTAACCCCCTTTTTATTATAAGATGATTGGCAGAAATCCTAAGACAGGAAAACCCGTTAAGATTCTCCAGCTAGATACGAGTATTTCAAAAGATAGAAAAGTACTTATCTGGAATAATATAGATCCGCGTTATACACAGGGTGTAGTTGGATCGGCTCGTATCTGCGAAACAACGAGTATCCTTGTTCTTCAGGATACAGATGATGACTACAAGTGGCTAATGAAGAATAATTGGCAGTCAATGAATATGATTATTGCACCAAAGGCCGTCTTGGACCGTGTGGGCGAAGACAAGCTCAAGGAGATGCAGATTAGTAATGTGATTTGTCTGGAGGAGGTAGGGGATCTCTATCCTTTTCTGGGTGGTCCTTGGGACGGAACGGATGTTGATGCATGTATGATTGCATCTGGACTTCTGCGGATGTCGCACGTTTGGCTAGGTGCGACCACTGCACGATCTATTCCAGAACTCCAGGTTCTGACAGAACTCCCTGTATCGCCGCAGTTATGGTTTATTACACAGTATTATCGTCCTGATATTACAAAGAGGGCAAAGGAGATTACACTCTGCTTGAAGAAGAATTGCGAGAATCCGCTTATTGACCGCGTAGTTCTTCTAAATGAGTCTGATATGTCGAAGCATTTTCCATCGACGGATAAGATTCAGCAGGAGGTTATTGGAAATCGTTTGACATATGCAGCGGTTATTCGGTGGATCCAGGAGAATGCACCGAAAAATACCATCTGCGTCTTTGCAAATTCAGATATTTATCTAGACTCTACGTGGTCAGTCCTCTGGAAGATTGATATTGAGAATAAGTTTCTGTCTCTTCTTCGATATGAAGCTGCAGAAGGTATTCCTGATGACAAGCATACCATTTTTGGCCCGCGTCCTGATTCACAGGATACATGGGTTATTTTCAGTGATTCCGTGAAGGCGCGTACATGGGATTTCTCTGCCCTTGACTTTCCTTTTGGCAAGGCTGGCTGCGACAATGCAATTAATATTGAAATGATGCGGCAGAAATTCATGATCGTGAATCCGTCACTCACGATTAAGACACACCATGTACATACTTCGCAGGTCCGCACATATGATCCCACGGATATTGTTGATAAGTCTATCTATCTCTACATTGAACCAACTGCGCTTCAAGACATGAAGACACTTTTTACACCTGTTGTAAAGCGTACGCTTCAGAGGCGGCCTTTTTCGCGGAAGATTCAGGGTCCAACTCTGCAGCAGAAGAAGACACTCTGTTCTATGCTTGGACGCGAGGAAACATACAAACTCGAGGCAGAGGGTGCAAATCTCTATACACCAGGGCCACTAAATATCTATAGTGAAGATCGTGTATTTCAGACGTATAATGGCCTCGCCTTTACATACAATAGTCTTTTCATAGGAAAAGCGAAGGCTGCAAGTGAGGCCTGGAGCCAGTCACAGATTAGTGGTCTCAGTCCGTGTCTCTATGTTGATGTCGGCCTCGTTGCACCCTTTCCCGATGAATATGCTGAAAACTCCTATGATTTTATGTTGAAGTATCTGTCAAATATTTTCATTCTTCGTGAGCATGCGGGTGGCGTAGGAGAATTTGCGTCACCGCGTGGCAAGCCCTTTGTAGATGTCTTACAGATCTTCAATTGGAAGCAGCCAGAAATCCCAGTGATTCCGCGTGAGAATTCTCTTCAGGTCTGGGCAAATAAGTCGTATATTCTGTTGCCGACAGATACTCCACAGGTAACATGCGAGCAGATCGATGCATTGCGGAAGAATCTATTTGTTCGCAATGGCACAGAGACCCCTGATTGGGTATCAGAAGTACAGGATCCGAAGCGCTATGTTATTTTAGCGGATGAGGAAATCTTCACGAACGAAACGGTCAAGGCGGTCGAGGCAGCCTTTCCAGAGATTACATTTCAAGTTGTCTGGCCAGGCACGAGTCTTCTTGTTGTTCTCGAGAAGCTTACAGGCGCGGCAGGGCTTCTCCACGCATCTGAGTGGAGACTGAGCTGGATGCTACCGAGGGGTGCATCTGTCTTCGAGGTCCAGAATGAGATGAAGGTGACAGGGGAGAGTCTCCACTTGGCGGCGGCTGCTGGTCTGAATCATTTTATTCATATGTGCCCCAAGGGGCGTCTGACAGAAAAAGGTCGCATGAAGATTCTTGAGACGATGAAGAGTCTCTTTACTCCTGTAAATGTAGCCAGTACGCAGCTTCCTCTTCTTTTACTTCCGAAGTCACCGAAGGACTTCTTTGCACATGCAGGCGATAGTTTCCGCGAGATGGCTCGTCTGTGGGAGGCAAAGGGGTATGTTCGTCTAGTTGAAGATAGTGTTGTACAGGTCTGGCTCAATGGAATTGGTGATACTCTTCTCTATGATCGGCCGACTCTTGATTGGCTGAATGCGGCACCGATTGAAGAAAAGAAGTATAGGGTTGCTCTGTTTGGAAACCCTGAGCCACCAGAAGGCGGCAAAGCCTGGAGTTTCTGGCCGCGGCGTCCAGCACTTGTAGAAGAACTATCAGTACAGGCAACACGCACCGATAGAAAGCAGGCGCTTGTTTTCTATGGGCGGATCGAGAATCATGTACAGAAGAAGCATCGCACAGGACTCAAGTGGCTGGAAGCCTGCAGTGATTCAAGTATGCCGATGGGTTCAGAGACATATCCTTTTACACAGAAGGAGTATCTTGAGAAACTTCTAGATGCGCGATTTGGACTCTGTTTAGCGGGCTATGGAAAGAAGTGTCATCGCGAGGTCGAGTGTATGGCGATGGGATGTGTGCCGATCTGTGCTTCAGAAGTAGATATGACCAACTATGCGGAACCGCCTGTGGAGGGGGTGCATTATTTCCGCGCAGAGACACCAGAGGATGCACGTCGTCTTTCTTTAGAGACGACTGCCGAGAAACATGCTGAGATGTCAGCTGCATGTATTGACTGGTGGAAGAGGAATGCAAGTTGTGAAGGAATGTGGGAGCTTACCAAAAAATTAACAGCGGCCGCGCCCGCCAAGTAATGTCACGCAAAAATGAAGAAGTCTATTGGCAATGCAGGATTCGTGGAGTGCCTGGAGACGTTTGGCAATGATCTGACGGTTGTCAATGCTGCTCGTGTTTCCTTTGCAAAGGAGAAGACGGAGTTTGATGCAGCAGATGGAAAGCTTATTCAGTATCTGGCGAAGAATGGACATAACAGTCCGTTCTTCCACCCGCAGATTCGTATGAGGATTAAGATGCCGATCTTTGTTGCACGCGAATGGTATCGCCATACGATTGGATTTGCGCGGAATGAGGTGAGTCGCCGCTATGTCGATTCGGATCCTGAGTGCTGGGTTCCAACGGAGCTGCGTGAGCGCGACACGAATAAGAAGCAGGGGTCCAAGGAGAGTCTTATTACTGAAAATGAGGAGCTGACGGCTGAGATTCAGGCTTACACGGATATGTCACTTGCATTCTATAAGAAGATTCTGGATAAGAAGGTTGCTCCTGAGGTTGCACGCCTTGTCTTGCCGCAGTCAATGTACACGGAGTTTATTGAGACTGCATCGTTGGCGGCGTATGGGCGCCTGTGTGGTCTGCGCCTCGATCCGCATGCGCAGAAGGAGATTCGCGATTATGCGGAGGCTGTAAGTGAGCTGCTTGCTGATAAGTTTCCTGTCTCGTGGGCTGCTTTGACTTCATAACGTCGTGACTTAATTTTAAGGAAGTCACTACTTCCTTAAAATTAATGTCAGCGGCACCGCAGGTGCTGCTGCTGAGCGCTCGTCCTTTGGACGAGCTGTCCAACGACTAATTTATGTATCATCGTTACTCCTGATCACTATCAGGAATATCTGTAATCACCTTCTCTTTGACTGAGTCCCATCGCCCTTGATAAATACCCTTTGTTCCACCATCACGCTGTCGATCGTAGAGCTTATTTTTTGCAGAATCAAGATAATAGAGGTTGCTTCCATGCGTAAAAGGCTTGACAGAAACTTCAACGATGTCAGCGACTATCTCCTCTTCAGCAAGAATGGCAATAGGTGCAATAGGTGCAGAGGTTGCCTTGGGTGCTCGTTTAACACGCGGCTTCTTTTTCTCTACAGGTGCAGCAATAGCGACAGGTGCAGCCACAGGTGCAGCTACAGCGACAGCAATAGGCACAGCCACAGGTGCATCCTTCTTTTTTCGCGGAGCAGCCTTTTTCTTTACAGTGCCTGTCTCAACAGGAAGCTCAGGCGGCGCAGGTGCCTCAACTCCAGAAACAGCCTTCGCATGCATACCCTTTACTCTTACCATACTCTCATTAGAGAGAGAGAACTGTTTAGCCTTTTCCATAAAGTATGGACCAAAGGCCATATAGTTTTTACCTTCTCCTCGATCACGAATAGGCTCAGTTACGAGTCCCCAGAAGCACGCTGGACGATTCTTATTTAGAGAGGGTTTTGCCCTCTTTTCATAATGACTTGCACATACATCTTGTTCTGTAACTCGTAGTTGCGAACATCGGATAGGAAGATAGAATTTTGGTCCATTATTATCAAAACGGTCCATTTTCGAATCACTGATAGACCATGCAAGACATTGGTTGGCCATGATAGTGTAACATAGTTACACGTGTAGCGGTAGGGTCAAATTTAACGTCGTGACTTAATTTTAAGGAAGTCACTACTTCCTTAAAATTTATGTACCAACGTTATCCAGTAAAATTTGAAGCGGTTCACTCGTGCTTGGAATGTACGACAAAATGGCATTCTATTCTGTTATTCTGAATCTTGGAATCCTTGGTGCAGGTACCTTCATTAATCTTACGAATAAGAATTATGATGGCCTTGGCTTGATTGCAGCAGGCCTTTTCAACCTCTCATACATTCTTGTAAATGAGGTGAATACATTGGCAAAGCTCCACACGGATGCTGTGGAGAACGCATATCTTGACGCAGGTGGCGAGTATGATGAGGAAGAGGAAGAGGGTGAGGTTGATGAGGAGGAAGAGGAAGAGGGTGAGGTTGATGAGGAGGAAGAGGGTGAGGTTGATGAGGAGGAAGAGGAAGATGATGATGACGATACAGAGGAGTATGTTGGTTCTGAGGAAAGTGAAGTTGTAGAAAAAGAAGAGGATAATGGGTATGTTCGCACCTTTGATTCTGAGAATAATCTTATTCATCTAAGTGCAACTCAGCCGATCCCTCCTCCTGCATCTGATATGCCTGGTATTGAAGATATGTCTTCTGAACCTGTGGCCGAACCTGTACCTGTTACCGAACCTGTTACCGAGCCTGTACCTGTGGCCGAACCTGTGCCTGTGGCCGAACCTGTGCCTGTGGCCGAGAATCCTGTACTGCCACCGCCCGCTGTACTACCGCCTCCGCCGCCCCCACCTCCATTTGTTCCTACGAAGCCACCGCCGCCTCCCGCCGCGCCGCGTAAGGTAAAGAGGGACGATGCATCATTTGAAATCTAATAAATATCAAGTGTTCGAGCACTCGGATCCGTTGCAGTTGTCCATCGCGGCATCCAGAAGTGCGGAATTGCAAGTTGGCTTGCAAACTTTCCAAAGAGGGCTTCAAAATGATACCGATAATAATACTGCTCCTTGGTTGTAGGAGTTAAATACGTATAAGCAAAAGCAGCACGTTCAGAAAAGTTGTCAGGAACATACTCTTCTACTTTTTCTTGTACAATCTCATACCAACTTTTTTCACCTGATACGCCGTCACTAAATGCCTCCTTCCGTCTCCACAAAACCTCATGCGGCAACGTTACACCGTCATCAAATGCACGCCGCAAAAGCCACTTCTCAGGCTTCTCACCACGAATAGGGCGCAACCACTCTGTACAGACAGAACGTGCAACCGCAACAAACTGCTTATCGAGAAAAGGCGTCCGCGGCTCGAGTCCATGGGAAGAGATGCTCCTATCCGACCTCAAGACATCAAAATGATGAATCTCATGAAGAAGGCGTGTCACTTCCTCTTCATATGCAGAATCAGAAGGCGCATTGTTAAAGTAGAGATACGATCCAAAAATCTCATCACTACCATCACCATTAAAGACAACTTTGCAATCGCTTCTACGTGCAACCTCGCGAGCGACAAGCCAATTTCCAACACTTGCACGCACAGTTGTTGTATCATAACTCTCAATTGCATTAATTACAGTAGGGATTACGGAGAAGAAATCTTGAGGTTTAAGAACAATTTCGTGGTGATCCGATCCGATCCAATCGGCAACTTTTCTGGCATGGGCAAGATCACTTGATCCAGCCATGCCGATACTGAATGTCTTAAGAGGCTCTTTTCCATTTTCCCGCAGCTCCTTTGCAACGAGTGAAGCAATTAAGCTACTATCGACGCCACCAGACAGAAGTGCAGCAACAGGTCGCTCCATCATCATTCTCTTCTTCACGGCAGATTCGAGTGCTGTCCGAACAGCCTGGCAGGCCATCTCGAGGCTTCCCTCGCGACTGTAGAGTGGATTCTTCAGAAAAGGGATCGTGTGGTATTGTTCCTTCTTTACCAATTCACCTGTGTATTTATAGGTACTATAGTGACCAGGGGGAAAATGGTGAATTGCCTGTGTAAGAGTTACAAGAGACTTCAATTCACTTCCAGCAGCAATTCCGCAGATATAGACTTCCTGGGATGTAGGAGTAGATCCATAACGAATCGACATACGCTGAGCAAAATAGAGTGGCCGAACACCATAAGGATCCCGCGCAAGTGTGACTGTCTGTAGAAGGGTATCCACGATCGCAATGGAAAAGACACCGTCTAACATCCGAAAAAAAGCAGCAGGTGTCTCTGCAAACTTCGTATAGAGTTCTCCAAGGACTTCACAATCACTTCCCGATTCAACCGAAATTCCATAGTCGTCAGCAAGCTTTCTCCAATTGTAGATTTCACCATTGCACATCCAATGGAAGCGACCATTTGTCATAGGCTGCATACCAGCCTCATTGAGCCCATTGATCGCAAGACGTGTAAAACCAAGGATCACATTTCCAGAAAGATCAACACGACGAGTTCCTTCAGGACCGCGACCCTTGAGGCTCGCTATATGCAGATTCGGATTTACAATCTGTTCTAAGCATGGACCGGTAAGGAGCCAGATCCCACACATCTTCTAGAAAGAATACTAGACTAGTTTAGATGGACGCAAGCGACGTGTTAAGAAAACTTCGTTCGCAGACAACGTTTGAGTATTACAAACAGAAGATTGCAATTACACAGCCTCTTGTGAATCTGAGCACATGTGGTGCTGTAAGTAGTATAAAGATCGTATATCCGACATATGAACAAAGAAATCTGGTTACACTTGGTAAGTTCTATGCAAATTCCTGCAGCACGGTGGGCGCTGCAGGGACAAGTATTGAGCCGATCCAGGGCAGCGGAAATACATCCTATAGACCTAATCTACAGAGGTATGATGCCCCTGTTATTTAATTACTAATAATAGAAACATGGTAGGAAAGACACGCAAAAACAGGAAAGGTCCTTCCGAATCTGCAACGGAGTTTCCTGAAGGGACAATACAGCGAGGCCTCGACAAACAGGATTGGGTTGTCAAAAAGACTGCATCAGGGGTTCATCGGTGGATACCGAGTCTATCTGCAGAACTTTTCGGTTATAAGCGCTTAACAGTTGATCACTTAGCGAAGAATATCGGAAAGAAGATAACAATCTATGAGCGTGAATATTGTTCAACGTGGCCACCAGGAGGAGTATGTCCTCTTTTGCGGATAAAATTTACTCCAACGGGGGATGCACAACTTCTGAATGCTAAGGAACCGTATGAAAATTGGTTAAAGACCCGCAGCCCACCGATCAAAAACAATACGATGTTTATGATTAATGGGGACCCATCAGGATATTTTGATAAACTCCAAGTAGATTCTGTCAATAAGACACTTGTCAGTAGCCGTGTCATGAATACGGAGGCATTTGTAAAGGTGTAACCTCTTTACCGTTGATACTTAAAATTAAGAAAAACTCTTTGAGTTTTTCTTAATTTTAATGTATCAACAAATTAGTCGTATGACATTAATTTTAAGGAAGTAGTGACTTCCTTAAAATTAAGTCACGACGTTAGTTGCGTTTGCGCGTCCCATTCGAAATCTTTGTTAGATATTTTTGCGAAGATAAGTATAGTATTTTACCGTTCTTATTTTTTCCATTTTCATAGACTGCATTCCCCTTTCTTGTAAAACCAAGTTTATTATAATAGTTAAACAATTTCTTTGCTTTATTTCTATTTTTAGTATTATTTCTCCCTTTAGCATTTACATCGGGTAGTGCTTCAAATGCAATATAATCATATTCTAAATCACGCGCGATACATGTAACTAAATAGAGCAATTTCTTACCAATACCTTTTTCATTTTCATATGATTTTATGTATTCAATCGTTAGTATAGTATCATCTTTAGTATCCTTTTTAAATGTAATATATCCTAAAGGTTTCTTCCTTTTATATAAAGTAAGTGTTGTTAAATTATATAGAGTTATATAACTATTACTATTTACACTATTATTATTATTAGTAGTATTACTAATATTACTATTAATTATACTACTATTTATAGCTTCCTTAAACTTATTAATATCATCAAAAACAAAAATATCATCTTCATTACCATTTTCTATAATAATATCATAACTAGAAGTATCACACTCAGATACAGGAAAAGACATCCACCTGTTAAAGGAGAATATAAACAATCTACTCTGCAATAACCAGATGGAGAAGACGAAGTTCGACCGTGTAAAGGAGACTATCAGGCTTCTAAAAGCACTCCAAGGTGCAGGAATATCGGATTCAAATGGCGGCTACGAAGAAATCAAGGAGAAGCTCGATCTGTGGATTGAGACAGGCGAGGCGGCCGAGTACGAGATTCCGCTCAGGACATATAGGCGGAAGGCGATTCTAACACTCCCCAAAACCGCGGATCGGGCAGCAGAGATTATCCTACGAGCTGTTTAACAGCCGCGCTTCTTAGTTTTATTACTTCTCTTCATCTTTCGCCTTCTAGTCATCTTTCTTCTTCCACCGCTAGAAACACATTTTGCTAGGACCGCTTTTACAGCCTCATCTGTTGCTACCTCTATAGCAGTCTTACCATATGAATCTTTAATTGTATAATCTGCTCCATTTTCACAAAGTATTGTAACAGCTTTTATGTCATTATTTTCAGCTGCTTGGAGCAGTGGAGTATTTCCTGTAAGCTCCTCAACTACATTTAGATCTGCACCTTTTATCTTACATAAATAATCCAATATTTTATATGCTTTGTAACGAGTTGCAAGAAAAATTGCAGTTTGCTCACCGTCTCCTTTAATATTTACATGAGCCCCATTATCTATAAGAAGCTCTGCATCCTCAACAGTTCCTCTCTCGCAGACTAACATAAGAGGAGTTTCTTTTTCATTATTTAGTATATTGGGATTTGCACCTCGTTTGAGAAGATCCTCTACGAATGGCCGCAACCTAGGATATCCTACTAACATATGCAATTGAGAATTATGAGGAGGTGTTGTATCATCTACTGTATTGATTTTTATTACTTTATGGCCTTTTTCATCAATATTTAAGAAATCGTAAATGAATGAGATATTTGCAAAGTCTTCATCTAATATATCATCTGAGATAAATGCAGCATATTCAGAAATATGAATTGGGTCATTTTCACGTTCTTTAAAAAAACGTTTTATAAAAGGAGTTTCTATTTTTTTAACATCCCCTGTCCAAAATCTCTTTTGCTTTGGAGCGGCAGATGCAGACATTCCTATAGAATCGGAACATAATAATTCTATAACGACGTTACGGTTTCCATGCCAAATTAAAATTAAGTACCAACGATAATAGATGTTGAGGTCTGGGGTGACAAATGAAGGCGCCCTCTATGAACTCGTAGCCCGAGGAAACAAAGACACCTATTTTCTCAAAGACGATTTTTCAGCGGTCAGCCCATTCGACATGAGATATAAACAGACGCCTGCACATGTGCATGAAAGACGCAGAATCCCTCCACTGAATTCTGGAGATTTCGGTCGTACGTGTGAGTGGGAATTCGAAGTTGCAGGCGACATCGTTACAGATCCGACAATTTTGATCGATCTTCCTTCGTGGCTTCCTCCGCACATTGCAGCCCAGAACAAAAAAACCGTAATCACGGATCTATCGGGGCAGTCGCACGGATATACAAACGGAGTCGCCTATTTCCTTTTCAGTAAAATCCAGATCTACGTCGATCAGATTCTTCTACAAGAGTTCAGTGGCGACGCTCTTTTCGGGACAACCCGTTCGCGCGGATCCCTCAATTCCGCCTTTCTCGATAATGTGGTAACGGGGACACACAAAGGCACCCAACTCGATATACAGCATAATGCGACGCCCGGTCAAATGCGCCTCCGCCTCCCATTTGTAGGATGTCAGCATCCTGATGATGGGGGCTTTCCATCTGTGTCGGCCCGCCAGCAGACCTACAAGTTACGTGCAACGTTGCGGAAACTTGAAGATCTCGTGGAGGCATCGGATGGACGCTCGAAGCCTATTCCGTGGGAGACAACGATGTTTATGGGAAAGGAGAAGACACCTTTTCAGACACTCTCACGCACAGCAATAGGGCAGCCGACGCTACAATTGGAGACACGTCATATCTATGTGGATTCTGAGTCAAAGCAGAGGCTGCTTGATTCAGAACTCGAGATCCCGTATTCGCGACTCTATGAGAATACATTTACATATGGCGCAACAGATTATGCACCTCTTAAGAGGAATTCAGTTGCAACGGCAACAAGGAGAATTGATGCAGTGCATCCAGCGTCGAAGATTGTTTTCTGGGGTCATACGCAAGCATCTCTACAAGCAAACCAATACGCAAAGGTTATAGCTCCCACGGCAACGGGTGAATACTATAATAATATTGCACTCTACGTCGCAGGAAGAGACAGAGAGAGCATATTTCCTCCTCTTATCTGGAATAAAATACAGACACATGCGAAAGAGGAAAGAGATGCGGGGCCAGGATATGGATTTATGAATTGGGAGCTAGGGGATATTCGTGGTCGAGAAGTTCCATTTGCAAGACAGCCAGAAGGCACTGTAAATTTCAGCAGTGCAGATAGGCCGACACTCTATATTGATTTAGCTGCACATGCGAGTCAGAATCTACAGCTTACTGCAGTTGTTGATACGTGGGCAGTTTTCCAAACGGCAAAAGGACGTGCAGGACTGAAATATGGTAATTAAATTTGACGGAGTTGTTGTTTATAGTATAGCGTACCATGGAGGATCCAGTCAAGATCTGCCTTATCCCGCGAAGGCTTGTCATGACGTATGACAATTGTTTCTACTGTGATGAATCAGATGCAGATTGGGAGGAATGTTTTAAGTTCTTTGGTTTGAAGCATTGTGATCGGCACAAGGCGGCAGCAATTCGTGATTGCAAGGCTTATCTCCATAAGGAGAAGTTGGTAAATTTCAAGCATGCATTTGCGCATCCAATTCTAGGTGAGTTTCTTCGTGCGTTGAGTGAGAAGACATTTCCAGTCCGCCGCTCAAATGGCGAAATGCAAGAGGGATGGAAGCTACAAAAGAAGTCATTTGACGGTGAAAAGCTATTTATGTGTCTTGAAGGCGAGTGGATGGTTCCTGTAGAGGGTGTCAATCTAATTACAAAATATACACCTATTGAAAATTTCAGGACGATTGTTTCTTCAGATCTCGTCGATAAGGTACTCTTTACTCTTATCGACGGGATCTATTCAAAGGAATACGAGGAGGTTTGTATTCTCGAGAGCATTGGATCACAGGAAACAGTTCCAGAACTTCCTGGTGTTGCAAATATACTTGTAGATGGAGAGGAACACCGTGTTCTTATTGATCGTCTCCCTAATATCCGAATTCCTCCAAATGAGGAGGGTGCGACAGATCCATCTTAACGGCGTCGTGAATTATTAGTACTCGACGTATTAAGTACTAATGCATAAAAGGGGTAATAGAATTCAGCAAAGATAAAATTAACAAATGCCCAAGGGAGGGAATGATATTTTGCGTAGGATAGACTTGCGGCGCCATAATGAAATAAAATAAAGTAAATTACGAAGAATACAATAATAAAGATAAGTGTTGTAGGATTTACATCTGGCGGCGCCGCATCACTCTTTGAATTAGCCATTTCTATTAGTACTACTTAAAATTAACTACCAACAGTAGAAAAGAATGTCAGGCTATCTGTATTGTTTTTCAAATCCAATTTACCCCGATTATTTATATGTGAGTGCTTCAACAAAGAAACCAAATGAGAGAGCAGATGACCTCTATACAGAAGGAGTTCTTTACCCATTCAAGGTTGAATTTGCAAAGCAGGTTCCTTCACTTGAGGGAAAGCTGGTAACTCTTCACAAACTTCTTTCAAAAATGGGCGAACGCGTGACACCCAAACGCGATTTTTTTAAGACAGATACGGAAACAGTGCAGTCTCTTTTCGACCTCGTAGATGGTGTTCAGTGGGCGCCTACTGAAATCTCAGAAGGTGCATGGCTGGCGCTCGTAGATAAGGTGAAAATCATTGTGAAGCAGGAGAATCCAAAGGCGAATGAATTTCAGATCAATCAACTTAAGATGAAAATTGCGGGCAGTTTAAAAGGGCAATATGGGGAGAACGTTGAACCGACACTCGAGATGGTTCGCATTGCCATGGATGCTCTTTAATAAGCGAAGAGCAGACCTGCCCTCCCCCCATAGATCCTTAGAACATTATAGGTTTCAGCCCATACATACACGTTATACCGTGGAACATCGGTTGGATTAATAGATCCACGGTTCGGATGAAACTCGAGTGCAAGTTCAATATGTGAAAACTTATCAAGATTTGCTTCTCCTGTAGGCAAAGAAGGCGGCATATGGCCATTTCGGAAACCAAATCCGAGAGTATAGAAATACCGATTCACCCATGGTGACTTCCGCATTTCTAGAGACGGGATTAAGCTGCGAAACATACTTGGTGCATCTGTCCAATAGCGGACGAGTTTTCCTTCATAGACGAGAGCAATTTGTGAGAGTGGCTCAGATTCACGTGTTGAGAATGCCGATTTAGAATAGGAAACAGCATCGGGCCACCAGAGAGTTGTACTCCCAACTTCAGAAAGATCACGTGTTGCGAGGAAAGGTGCATTGAGGGTTCCAGCTTCGCGGCGGTTGCAATAGAAGAAAAGCGCTCTCGTAGGATTCGGAACTTTTATAGGGATCTGAATCTTCGGAGCCGCTTGGGTATCCACTGGTTGGAATGGATAGTGTTGGACAACAGGAACACGGATATCTGCAACACGGAAACGATTGGCTTCAGGACGATCAAGATAGATATATTCGGCGATGACATATGTGTCTCCAAGAGGAAACGATGCAGGCATCTGGATACCAGGTATAGCACTCATACGTTCCTTGAATCCGACAATAAGTTTTCCATTGACAGTGTCAGTGTAATAGAACGGAGAGTTTGTAATTGTAGAATATGTTCCACCTGCACATCTGATTTCCCTCTTTTCTACAATAGATCCATTTTGGAGTGTCGTTTCAGTTGTATCGGCACTTATTACATTTCCTTCTTGAGTGGATGATACATATAGATTATCTATACTCTGAAAGCCTATGCGGAGGAGAACCTTATCGGCCTGGATTGCATCAATGGGCAGATAGGCGCCAGGATCTCCACAGGAAAACCAGAAAGGAAGCGGCGTGACGGCTACGCTAATTCCGTCGTCGATACCAAAGCATCCAACACTGAATCCATTTTCTTTTCTGGGCAGGAGTGAATTCATCGAAGACACCTTTTCAAGGGGCGTATAGAACTCATCCATGACTTCTAGAAGACGTCCGTCAAGGCGATCAATGCGTGCGCCGCCAATTTCGATCGATGCATCTTGGATAAGTGCATGACCGAGGGAATTTGTCCAGCCGAATGTGGGGCCAGCGAATGACTTTCCAGAATTCACAGAAAATTGCCTTGCATTCTTCTGCGGAGTTCCAATATCAGGCATGGTGGTGACAAGATAGAGTCGCGAAACGAGGTGACCTTTTTTTGGAATAGATAAAGTTGCAACATTTCCGAGTGTGGGGATCGTATCAAAATCAAGGCGAACAAATGCAGTCGTAAATCGTCCAGCGCGGATGAGGACTTTTTGGAACAGTTCGATTTGCGGATTTCCTTTTGGTGGAAGAAGACGTAGATCTTGAATTCCACTATGAAGCACACGGAGCAACGATGCAACCATCTCTTTTGTATAAGTATCTTTTTCTCTTAGATGCTACCTAACGACGTTATGTAAAATTGACCCAGAAAGATAGGCCTCAAATAGGTACGCGCATGTCGCTAGGACAATACTTCACGATTTCAGATGAACTGCAACAATTCGTGTTTGAAAAGGTTCAGAACAAGGGTGCAGTTCTTCTTGAACCGTCCTTTGGTGCTGGTCACCTCATGAAGAAGTTTCTCGACTATGATCCAGAGTATCCAGCGGTCCTCATTGAGATTGATTCTACATTGAAGCCTGTTGTATCCTTTACAGATGAGCAAAAAGTTATCTATGCAGATTTCTTGGTAGAAGATCTAGGGCAACGCTTCATGACGATTATAGGAAACCCACCGTATGTAAAGACGCGCGGCCAGGGTGCAAATCTGTATATCAAGTTCATTGACAAGTGTTTCTCTCTTCTAGATACAAATGGGGAGCTAATCTTCATTGTACCGAGCGACTTCATCAAGCTAACGTCGGCAGGAAATCTGATTGAGAGGATGGTGGCGGCAGGATCTTTTACGGACTTCTTCTATCCAGGGAAAGAGGGTCTATTTAGTGGGGCATCAGTGGATGTTATGGTTTTCCGTTACCAGAAAGATCTGAACACAGCGGTGGCCACAGTAAATGGTGTAGAGAAGGGCTATACTGTTAGAAATGGAATCCTCTCCTTTACATCTGCTGTACCTTCTTCTGTTGCCCTTAATACACTCTTTGATGTGTATGTAGGAATTGTATCGGGACGTGATGAAGTTTATAGGCAGCCATTTGGGAATGTTGAAGTTTTAATGGACAAGGGAAGGAAGGAGAAGTTTATAGTCACCAGGAAGTTTCCAACAGGCAATAAACAGATCGACCAGCATTTGCAGGCGGCAAAGGCGGAACTTCTTGGAAGGAAGATCAGGACATTCACGGAAACGAATTGGTTTGAATGGGGAGCTCTGAGAAATATTGCAACAATTCGGGCTGAAGTGGATCGTCCTTGTATCTATGTGCGGAACATCACGCGGAACAAGGAAGTTGCATTTGAAGGCCTTGTGCAGATGTTTGGCGGCGGCCTCTTGTGCATGATTCCGCGCCCAACGACGAGCGTTGAACAAATAAAAAAGACGGTTGTGTTTCTGAACAGTGACTCTTTCCAGAAAGAGTATATCTATGCAGGTCGTTTTAAGATTGGGCAGAAGCAGTTATGCAATGTTCTTATTTAACGGTGGCGGCGACCTTCCGCGCCGCGAGGCGAATCTCCCACGGCTTCCCCTTTTTTTCATAGTACTCGTCGAGCTTGCTGATCAAGAGGGCAATATACTCCTTGCTTGTCCTGGAAACACGACTGGAAGGAAATGTAATCTGGAGAGGATTGCTAGGGTTCGTGCTGATGCAGTCGGCGGGGAGCTCATCCATTGTTCCAATCCAACACTTCTTCGTCTCCTTACTGATGAGAACAAGGCCGTATAAGCTCGGCTCGAAGGTATCATATCCCTTCGACTCGAGATCATTCATGATCCTCGCGATGGCATTATGGTCGCGACAGGGCCGCTGGAACGTATATCCAATGAGCTTCGTTGGACCACACGAGTTACTACCAGATGTTGTAGAGTCAGAGATGACCTTAATATTGCATGGCACAGCCACTGCTCCAGCAATACCGAAATCGCCAAATTCGCGATTATCGTCACTCTTCTTTACTAGAAGACCAGCAAGGTCAGGATGTCCATGCAGATAATTGGCGACGACATCTTCATCTTCGATGGAATTGAGGCGTCCATCATTGCGCTTCTTTGAGAATTCAAACCATGTAGGATGTTCAAGGATAGCCTTCTCGATCTTGCTAAGAGTTGTGCGAATATGGGCGAGCATTTTTAGCGGTATAGTGTTTATGAGGAAGCAGCCCATTTCAATTTTTTATTGTATCAACGGTAGAATCTAAACTCGCGACTCTTTATATTACAGATGATTGATCCACTACTTTATTTTCCAATAGGCATGTTTATAAATTACCATTGCATGTCATATATACTTCCTCTGTATTCTTTTTTCACGGCTCTAGAAGAACGGAGAAAAACAGAATTCATTTCACGGATAAACAGTACTCTTTTCCAATTATTTATGTGTGGCAGCTATTTTTATATAAAGACAGATGAAGATATTATAACTCTCTATCGTATAGGCACAGGATACCTAATATTTGATTTGTCCTTTGTACAAACGATTACAATGCATATCCATCATATAGTTTGTATATTAATCTATATTTATGGATTACCTGCTTCAACAGCTACAGATCGTTTGTTTATGTATAGAACAATAGTTACATTAGAAGCATCACCTATAGTGATTACACTTTGTTGGATGTTAGAAACATTTCAATATCCAAAGAATGCACTTCATAAAGCAGTTCAGATATTCTCTTTTCTCTATTGGTCTTCTTTGCGGATGATTGCATTTCCCTATTTATTTTTCACGGAAGGAAGTACTACCATGCAACTTTTTGTATCTCCTTTATTTATATTGAATACCTATTGGTTTTATCTTCTAATTAAAAAGATCAAATAATGTCATTAACGATCTAATAGCGGTTCCTTAGTCCCCTCTTGTTTGGGTGCCCCTGTAGAAGGTAATTCAATTGACCCTTCATCAATAAAGGTACCATCTTTTATTGATTGAATATCCTTAAGGAGATGTTTAGAGATAGAGTTATTTGTTTTTTCAAATACATTAATGAGACTTGCTAGAATATTAATTCCTACACCGACCCAGATAAGCTCTTTCATATCATAGCCTGCAGCAATAGTGGTCGTGAGGATTCCAGCGGATTGGACAATGTGGAAAAGATAGACAAGGGTAAGATTACAAGAATTAAGACACTTTCTTCTATTCATAGAGTGTTTCAAGTCTTCCAATTTATTTTGCTCGAACAGATTCTTTATTTCGATAGTATTATCGATAATTGACATTCTACTAGGTAGTGCGAATTGTCAGAGTCGCTTGGGAAGGGCGGCGTTCCTTTTCTATAGTGGAAGGGCGCCGCTCCTTTTCTTGCGCAAGGGGAAGTTTTACTGGTAGCTTTGTAATGGGTAGTTTTACACTGGAGAGCTGTCCAAGGGGTAACTGACTAAGGGGTAACTGTCCAAGAGGTAATTTATTCATAAACTGCCGTGATCGTGTAACTCCGCAGACGCATGAGATGCAAAAAAAGACAACACTTAAAACAATTGCAGCTATTTCACCCGCTCCAATTGTCGTAGTATCAACTTCCTTTACGATAATATAGGTTACATTTCCAGGAATCCTTGTAGCTGTAGAGGTCATAGTGGATGTAGCTGTTGCTGTAGCACTTGTTGTCGCTGTAGAGCTCATAGTCGCAGAAGGGCTAACAGATCCAGTAGGGCTCATAGTTGCAGAAGGGCTTACACTCGGACTTATAGTAGCACTCGTGCTTAAAGTTACAGACGCAGAAGCACTTGCACTCGTGCTCAAAGTTGCAGATGCAGAAGCACTTGCACTTGCACTTGCACTTGCACTTGCACTTGCACTTGCACTTGCACTTGCACTTGCACTCGCAGAAGCACTTGCAGTAGGAACTGAAGCAACTCCTACAGTGCAATAGAAGGTTTCCTGTGTTGAGAATTGTCCATTTTCGATCACGCAGCCATAACCAGGACCCTTGAGATAGCATGTATTTGCATTCACAATATCCCAAGAAGCAAGGGTTGAACAGATTGCTCCTACATTTGCCTGAATATACGAGCAGTCGGGAATACTAAGACCAGAAGGTGCTCCTGATGTGGTATGAACGAGAGATCCAAGAGAGGTGCATTGATTTTGCGCCGACGCTGCAATCGAGAGCAAAGAAATAATCGCAAGGCGTAACATTGTTTCTACCGTTGGTACAATAAATTATGTTGCACGCTGGGAGCTATGAGCTTAACAAGCAGATCTGTGATGAGTTACAAATAAAAATTGAAAATAGTAGTCATTACATAATAACCCTACAATGGAACCAAAAAAGCGCCGCACGTTCAAGACGTCGTATTCGATTTTCAAGACAGCAGATGGAAAGTACAAGATTACCTTTTCAGGAGATGCAGAAAACCCGCCACCTTCGTATGCATATTGGCAAGGCGAAGGTAAGTTTCTCCAGACTGCAAAATTCTCTACACCAGGAATGGCGCAATTATTCAGGCACAACCATTTGCATGTAACAGATAAGACGGCGCTAGGGATGCGTGCGTATGCAGATTCAGGTGTATTTGAATACGGGAGAGTTACAGAGTATCCACTGGAACCTTAAATTTATTGTACCAACGACGTTAGAATCATCGCTTCCCTTTACTATAGCGTGTCCCTTTACGACTCTTACGTAAGCGCCGTGTTTTTCTGCGACCACCATCGAGATTCGCATTAGTAAATTCATGTGCATTTGCATTACGTTCATTAATTTCATATCCTTTATCACTAATAGCTTTTGCTATCATATCAAATTGTTCTTGATATTCGGGATTTTTGCCTAACATTGTGGCAAAGTCATATGCTGTATAACCTTGTCTATTCCTAATTTTAAGATTAGCACCTTTCTCAATTAAGTACATAGCAATTTTATATCTAGGTGCACCATAATAACATGAAATTATAAGAGGAGTATTACCATACCTATCTATACTATTAATATCAGCACCTAGTCGAACAAGAAGTCTTACTAGTTTATATGCTTCATCTCCTAAATTCCCTGCTGCTACATTAAGAGGTATTTCGCCATTTTCATTATAATTAACATCTGCTCCTTTCTCAATACATTTCATTGCGTCTTTAAATCTAAATATTTTAATATTATATAACATTTTTTTACTAAGATTTGTTGTTTCTTCTTTTGAAATTGCAACATATGATTCTAAACTACGCTTAATTATATCATTTTCTATATCATTTTCTTCAACCTTTTTCTTAATAATTTTTGCTATGTTAGCATTTCTTAAAAATGGCGGTGTATTTGGCCTTGGCATTATACTATTAGATAATAAATTATTTTATCTAACGTTTGTACAATAAAATTAAGTCACCCATCGATAGAAAGGATTCACAAAAGGATGCAACCAATTACAAACCCATACATAGAAGCAAATGCAGAGTATATGCATGAACAGGCAATTATGCGCCAATACGCGCACAAGATTACTATATTTGGGATCTATATGATTAGATATAATCCAAAGGACTATGAAGCGGTGGAAACATTTTGTAAGAAATATCATATTGATTACAAAATGACCGAATTAACTCCAGGTATTGAAGAAGACTGTGAATATGTAACACGGCTCCCTGCGTTCCATATTTACATTGATGAGGAGTATGAAAAAACATTCTTCAAGGAGGAGTCTCTTTCGGAGATCCTCGTAAGCCTGTTTTCAAAAAAAAAGAAGCAACCTCGCCCCCTCTTCACATGGTGGCCTTTTCCAAAGATCCAGTGGAAGAAGAGGGTATTACATGATGTTATCTCTAACGAATAACATAGTGAGCCATAAATGCTCCAATAATACCATTATAGATATGGATTAGCATATGCCAGCGGGAAGCCCTTGCAGGATCAGGGTCAAAACAGAAACATTTTTTCTGGTATCCTACGTGATAAAGAACATAGGGGAGACCAATATAGGAAGAAAGCGGTATCAAAGAATAGACTGAACTGCGTGCAGCAGTATGGAATGCAACTCCAACGGTTAAATAAGCGAAGAACTTATCTAAAGTCAATATAAACATATATCGCGGCTTTGTGGAATGCCATAGAATAGAAAAAAAGCAACAGAGGAATGCAATGGATGTCTGTACATATTCGCCTCTCATAATAAAAACAAAACCAGGAAACGATGTTACAATACTCGATGCTACGAGGTATGGATTTGGTTTAGTTTCGTAATCCATTTATTAAATAAAGTAATTTTGTTTTATGTGCCAAATCTTAACGTCGTGACTTAATTTTAAGGAAGTCACTACTTCCTTAAAATTAATGTCCAACGACTAATTTGATGATACAATAAATTTAAGGAAAACTCTTTG